ACAAGGAGCTTGAATTGAACGGTGTTGTCATCAGTGCGGAAATCATCGGGAGCGCCGATAAAGCAGCCCTCTCGGGATGCCACAATCAACCGGCTGTAGGCCTTTATCATCCGAATGATGTTGTCAGTTTCTGCTTGGCTTTTGGGGCTCCAGGCAATGGTCAGAATCCGGTCTGCATCGGAGTAGCCGAAATCATTGAAGGCAGCGCGGCCATCGAGCGTGGCGATACGAGAGCTTCGTCGGGTAATGGTGGAGAGTCCGTCAACGTCTGGCTGCTCAACGATGATCAGGCCGTCGATATCAAATACGGGTGCGGTGATGCTGATCATGATTTAAGCCCCAGCAGCATTTCCTCGCCTTCGGCGTTCACCTTCACCTGCAAATTGCCAAGGATCTGATGCCAGATCGCTTCCAGGTGCGGCTCCAGCCCCGGCGCATTGACTTTGAGCATGGCGTCTCCGCGCTCAAGCGCCCTCGTTTTCTCGCGAATCAGGTTTACCTGCGCTTCCGTCAGCTTGCTCTGATCGTCCAGGGCCTGCTGCCGGCGTTCGTTTTCCTTGCGGATCTGTGCGGAGATTTCCAGCTGGTCATAGTTGGAAGCGTTCGTGAAGGTGCCGAACAGGTCGGTAATCACCGTGCCGGTGCTCTCAAAGGTCTTGCCGATGGTGTCGGCAATCGCCTCAACCTGCTTGGCATTGGCCTCCACTTCAGCAATATCCAGAGACACCTTCGCTTCGATGTTCTTGATTCGCTCATTACTCGCGATTTTTTCCATCGCGATGTAATAATCTTCAGACTTTTCAACCAGCTCTTCGGTTTTCTTTGCAGCGTCATCAACGGCTTTGCTGGATTTGACGATGGTGCCGGAAAACGAATTGATCTTGCCGGTGGTTTCGTCGTAGCCGAGCTGCAGGGAGCGATTATTGTCGGAGAGCTCCTTGGTGGTTCTGGAGACTTCACCCAATGCGCCGCCAGATTCAGACACTGCCCCGGCCAGCTCTTCGATGGCCGTGGTGGCCTCCCGCTGGTTACCGGCAAAGCCATCAAGCGATTCATTCAGTTTTTGCTGTTCGCCAGCATTTTTAACCAGTTCCGCGGCCCGCTTGTTCAGAGCATCGATGTCGAGCGTGGCGGCCTGCTTGGTGTTGTCCAGAGATTCCGCCAAGCTGTCATTCAATCGCTTGAGCTCTGCGGTTTCCCGGGCGGTGGCCTCTACCTGGTTGCCAATGCCGCTGAACTCCGCTTCCAGTGCCGCTAACTCATCGGCGTTCAGCAGTTCATACAGCCAGCCACCTATGGAGCCACCGAATTCATCTTCCAGCGGGCCGATGATGTACTCATTGATCAAGGTGCCGATGCCGTAGCCGCCAGCCAGGGCCAGCCCCACAAGGCCGTATTTGCCAGCGCCAGAAGCAATGGCCTTAACGCTGTTCAGGTTATCGATCAGAGCCTTGAAACCCTGAGCCCCAGCCAGCGCCGTCAGCCCGGTACCAATGGATTCCAGCCCGCCAGCAAGGCCGCCGATGGCAGGTAGCACGGTGTCGATCGCTTTACCGAGGCCCAACAGTTCGCCAATGGTTCGCTTGGTGGAACCGCCGAGGTCTTCAAACTGTTCAACACCTTCGCCGAGCGCTTTGAACAGCGGTTCCAAACCGTCAGCAATGCCGGCCGAAATCTGGACCAATGCGGTGAAGGTATCAACTACTCGCTGCATGGCGGACTGCAAGTCTTCAACAGTGGACAGGTCCACGTTGCCGAACAAGCCGACAAACAGATCATCAAGTTCGTTGCCCAGATCACCAAAGGCCGCCAGCAGGTCGCTGAAGGCGAGGCCGGAGAGTGCTTCGGGGAAGTTGGCGGCAATGGTCTGAAGCTTCTGATCGATATCCTGGGCAAGTCCTTCTAGGCCATCGAGAATCGGAGCAAAAGCGCCACCGTCCAACTTGATCTCGTTGCCGAGCGAGTTGAAGATGCTGGTGATGCTTTTAACGGCAGAACGGGTTTCGTCGGTGAGGCGGCCGCCCAAACCGATCAGCGCGGATTCAACGTTGTTGCGGAGGGTTTGGCCCAGGTTGCCCAGAGTGTTGCTCAGCTCTTCAGCAGCGGTACTGGCAGCGCCAGCGTTGTTCTGGAAAGCTCCCAGGTTCTCGGCAAACTTTTCAGCGGCGTTGCCGGTCAGAGCCAGCACCGGGCTCAGGGCTTCAACCGAACCGAACAGCTTGGCGATGGTTTCGGTGTTACCACCGGTTGCCTGGGCTACATCCTGCAGCACTTCGGCAAAGCCCTTGCTTTCCAGGGCCGCCGCATTGAACTCAATGCCCAGTTCGGCCGCAACATCCCGCGCTTCGCTGGACGGTTTCAGCAGCGCAGTAATGGCCGCCCGAATGCCGGTGATGGCCTCCGCAGTGCCGGTACCGGTTTCAGCGGTGATGGTGGCGATGGCCGCAGCCATCTCATCAAACGAGAGGCCGGCCGAGGCTGCCAGGGGCGCCAGTTGCCCGATGGCACTGGCCAGCTCCGGAATAGTGGTCTGGCCCAGCTGAACCGTGGTGAAAAACGTGTCTGCATAAGCCCCGGCCTCGTCAGCCGATGCCCCAAACGCGTTGAGCGTGCTCACCAGTGCCGTGGTGGTGTCGCCGAGATCCGCCTTGCCCGCAATGGCCAACTGTTCCGCCGCGGCAATCAGCTCTAGAGAGTCCTTGTAATCGACGCCCGCTGAAATGGCCCCGTAGGTCGCGCTGGTGATCTGATCCAGCGACGCACTGGAGCGCTCCGAATACTCCAGAATCTGCGCCTGAAAATCCCTCAGGTTGTCTGCTGGCTGGCCGATCAGGGTGGCGATCTCACCGAAGGCAGTATCAAAGTCGTCCGACAGCTTCACAGCAAATGCGGTGATGCCCACCCCGGCGGCCGCCAACGCCAGATCCAGCTTTACGATGCTGTCGGTGATGTCCGCCAGAAAGCCTGTAACGTTACCGGTCTTATCCACCAGGCTATCGAGATTTCGGCCAACGGAACTGACCGCCCCGCCGGTGTTATCCACGCCGCCGAAAATCAGCTCAACCGTTTTCTTGAGGTCTGCCATGTTTTCTCCGGGCATAAAAAAACCCGGCACATGGCCGGGCTTCGGGAATCTGGTTTACTTAGCGGCAGATATTGTCTCTATGCCGCCGGGCTTCTCGTATTCGTTGCTCGTGGTACACCTTGTCGCTCTGACTGTAGCCTTGGCGCTTCTGATCTTCCCACCGTTCCTCGGCACTTTTCAGCCTGTCCTCAGCCCCCTGGCAGACGTAGTCAGGGCGGTTGTCGTAACCTTGGCGGATTTCAGAGACACGCTGCTCATAACGCTGCTGCGCGTTTTCCAGGCGCTCCTGCCGGTTCTTCGCTTCCAGCTCCCGGGCTCGGCGAACAATATCCGATTCCACCGGCTGATCTGGGGATGAGCTGGTGGTGTCTCGGATCTTCACTTCCTGTTGCTGACCGGCCGGCGGCTGAGTACCGAAGTGCGTAACGCCGTTTTCATCGGTCCAGGTGTACACCTGGGCAACGGCGTGAAATGAAAGGCTGATCAATAGCAGAGCAAGAAAGCGCATGGCTTACCTCCATGTAACGGTTTGTAAAAACCATAGCACACTAATTCTTGCTGTGCGCCTCGAACCATCGGCGCCAAAGGCCAACTTCTGTATCTGTGAGGTAGCCCTCCGGAAACACATCAGGCCGGATCTCGAACAGAAACCGGCCTTTGCGATCCGCCAGGGCTAAGCTGGCTTGGATGCTATCGTCTTTCCAGAGGGCTTGCGCTTTACCTGGGCAACCTTGCCCTGACCGGTCAGGCTGTAGATCTGGTTGGACAACTCCAGAAAGTCAGTTGGATATGCGTCTGCAATACGCACCACATCCTGAATTTTCAGTTGTGGCTCAACCACCGCCATCTGCACATGGGCCAGTTTCTTGGCCAGCGCTTGCGGGGTGTCATCACCCAGGCCGAGCCCGTCCAGCAGCGCTTGTGCCTTTTCAGCCTCAGAGCCCGCCAGCCTCTCGGCAACCTTAACCAGCAACTTGCTGTTGTCAGCTTCCTGATCTGCCCGGGCTAGCTCATCCGCCGTCAGGCCGCGAACCCTGAATACCACCGGCACAGGCTGCGCCTGATCTCCCTCACCTTCATAGCCGCCAAATCCGCCAGCGGTAAGCCCAGCCAGGGGAACGTCCTGTTCCCGCGGCTGAAACTTCGCCTTGCGAAAAGCAGCAAGGTCGAAATTGCTCACAGTGCTACCTCTTTGCCTTTCTCATCCACGTTGATGGTGCAAGCCGCCACAATGTCGCCACCGGCCGGATAGGTCCGGGCAATGGACAGAACGCCCTGTTCAATGAAGTGCTGCGGGCGGGTCTTGTCCGGATAGAACCGGAAGTACAGGTTCTGGCCCTGAACGCTGGCGATGGTGTCGCTGATACCGTCTGTCAGGTCAACGCTGAAGCTGGCGTTGTTCAGGCTCTGGGAACGGGTGTTCTTTACCCGGGTGTAGGTCTGCTTACTGGATGAGGAATAACCCACCTCAGAAGGGACGAAGTCGTAAGCGTCGAACGCCTCGATGAACTCCGGGGTTGCGAAGCTGGCGAACACGCCCTTTGGAATGTCACCGGTGTGGATCTTCGGCAGCGCGGAGCTGAACTGAACCGCACCGTTGATGGAATCCACTGTCGGGATCGGGAAGGTGGCGCTCTCCTGGTGTCGGTTAACCAGCTGGAAGATTTCGCCCTCAGTGACCGGGGCGGCAGTGTCGCTGCTCAGGCGCACCTGGCCAAGCTCAATAGAGCCAACCGGAATCAGCGGAGGGCCACCAGCCGCGCCACGGGTTTCCACGAAGCTGGAACCTTCAGTGCCAGCAATGGCCGTTACGGCGCCGGCAGAATCACAGACAATGCTGTTGATCATATGTGTACTGGTGCCGGCCCGGGTAACGGCAACGCTGGCTTCTGCAGCAACTGCCAACTCCTGACCGCTCACGAATGCCGTGAAGGCAGCAACCGCCACCGCATCATTGCCGCTGGCCGGGGTAATGGCCGCGCCAGTGATCACCCCGTCAGGCCGAACCACAGGGGCAAAGCCAGCGGCCTGGGACCACAGCTCTTCGCCGGATTCAAACAGTTGCGCATCGCCGGAATCAGTCAATGCAGTCATGGGAAAGGCATTCTGCCCGCCTTCAAATTCGAGCAGCGCGTTGTCTGTAGACATAGTTTATTCTCCAAGTGCTGGAAGCCCGAGCGGGCGTTTACGGACGTTTGGGCACAAAAAAACCCGCTCGGGGCGGGCTCGTTGTGCGAGGGGTTGGGTTATTGGCTGAATGGGTCACCGTTGGCGGTTTTGAACACCACATCAATGGTCACCGAACAGCCGATGACTTTCAGGCCGGATACTGGCGTGAGCACCATGGCATTTACTTCTGTCATGGACTCAGCCAGGCCGCCCAGAGTGGTCTCAGGATTGCCAGAGGAGTCGTTGAAAAGGGCCTGCATCACCTGGCCATACATCGCGTTGGCGGCGACAGCGTATGGCTTCACCGCGTCCGCCTTCAGGAACTCAACGACCACCGGCATGGTGTGCTGGTTCGTTCGGTACCGAGTCTTTTCCGTGTCGTGCTCCCCGTCCCACACACAGACAAACTCGTCTTCATCGGCATAGGTTTCACGGCGCAAAACATCAACGGCAGTCAGGCCATCCAGTCTCGCAACGATGGCTTTTACGACCTGCTCACGAATGGTGTCCACTACAGGAATCCTCTGTCGATCAGGCCAATCTGGCGCTTGAGTTCAGTCATCATCTTCTCGCCGGCAATCTGCTCTACTTTGCCCGCCAGCCCTGGGGTCTTCTCGTAAATGGTTGGAACACCTGGGCCAGACTTTCGCCGATATGGACCGAATCCGTTGAAGCGCGGGCTGTCCACGTTGGGCTCGAACACGCCGGTGTATCGCTCTTTGATCAGGGTCCAGATAAACGCATGGCGGTACCGCTCCAAGGGCTCACCCTTCCACAACCGGAAAGAGACACCTTTGGCTGTTTGCCTTGCCTTGTAATGGATGAGTGAAATCGGCTCACCCTTGAGCACCACCTTCGCGCTCAGAGCACTAATGCTTGTTGGGTAAACCTTGGTGTGTTCGCGGATCTTCTTTTTGGTGAGGTTGGCCTTCTTCGCCATCTCATCAACGCCGGTCTTTTGCCCTTGCTTCGCACCGAAGTTGATTGATCGCTGAATGGCTTTCCGGCTGCTGTTTCGGTACGCAGTCAGCAGAGCCCGAACTTCCGCCAGACTGCCCGGCTCGATCTGAATCGTCACCCCGCTCATTCCTCGATCACCACCGCTCGGACGGTGTAACCGTCATTGCTCAGCTTTTCCTCCACCACCCAGGACTCAGCGCCCACATCAATCACGTCACGCTTCTTGAGAGTGCCTACGTCTTCGGTGAGCATTTCTGCCTCGGTTCGGCGTTCCGGGGTTTGAGTCTCGCCAGCGGTGGTGAACTCCACATCACGGGAAAGGTGAACGTGCAGATCCGGCACCATTTCACCGCCGTTGTACCGAGTCAGCGTGCAGGGTACGCCCTGGCTTTCCAGCAGGCGGCGGGCCGATCGCTTGAAGGTTCTTTCACTCATAGATCAATCTCCACAAACTGAAACGGCCCCGGAATGGGGCCGCTTGGATTTGCAGAGATCAGCCGGTGAGCTTGATCACTGCGCTTGGGCGCGTGCACAGGAAGATCGGGTTGGACTGGGACTCAAGGGCCATGCCCTTATTCATCGCCAGCGGCTCCATCTTCGAGTAGTACGGCAGGCCATTGGTGTTCACGGTTTCCAAGTAGTTCGCCGGAGCGAAGCGACCGATGAAGAGATCGGGCACGCCCACCGGGATAACGTAGGCCTCGTTGTCGCCAATGAACTTGTTGCCGCCAACCTGACCGCGATACTGCTCGAAGATGGCTCCGCCGAACTCAAAGCCGCCGCGCGGGTCGTTGCGCAACATTTCGCCATTCATGTAGCGCTGATATGAATCCTCAACGCTGTCGTGACCGACGAAGTTTTTGAAGTATGTGCGGCCGCACAGAACGCGCGCACCAGTGAAGCTCACGCCTTGCAGCTGGTCTTCAAGCTTGTCCAGCAGCTCCAAAACCTTGTTGCGCACCTTGGTGGTGGCAGTGCCCAGCACAAGGCTGTGGGTGGTTTGACTGATGCCGAATCTGTTGAACAGGTCAACCAAAACGGTAGATCCGTCAGAATCCAGCAGCTGCCCCTTGGCAGCACCAATCATCAGGTGCTCCAGAGTGGCGTCGATCTGGCGGCGATGCTTGGCCAAGTGGCGGTTTACCACGGTCTGCACGGTCTCAACCTCAGACTCGGAGCCGAAGGCCCGCACGTTCTGGATTTCGTCAGCCATCACTGCGCCGGACTGCGGCAGGTGCAGCGTGTTGAACGGGATCATGGTGCGCTTATCGCCCACAACCACCTGGCCAGGTGCACCACGGTCAGCAGCAGCAACCAGGCCCAGGGTGGCGCCATCCTTTTCGATGCTCAGACTGGTGGTGGTGATGCCTTCGTTCTGGAAGATGCCCAGCTGGCCCATCCGGCCCGGAACGTGCGGCTGCTCTGCAATAGAAGCGGTCAGGCTTTGCAGGCTGAACGCATCGTCGTTAAAAATATCCAAAGATGGCATAGTTATTTCCTCTCGAAATCAGGTAATCCCTTGTTGGCCTTCACGCGCTTCCATGCCCGCTGCATATTCTCTCGTGCGAACGCCTGCTCAAGCAGGCTTCGCCCTGCGCCTTCCGGTTCTTGTCGCGGGAGTCCTGCTTCATCGCTCATCGCCTTCGGCAAGGCTTCACCTGTCCGTTGCGCGATCCGCCCCGCTGGCGCGGGCATCTGATGCCGTACAGTGCTCATCGACAAGGCGTTTGACGCTCCTTCTCGTTCGGCCCTTCGCCCTGTGTTAGCGGTTACTATGGCCTCTGCTGACTTCTCGCTCCGTGTTGCCACGTCGCCCTTTCAGGCATGAGGCGAGATCTCCCCGGGTAAGAACACACTCCTTCGCCGCACAACCGCCGGATTTACACCACTTCGCCTTGGCCACAAGAG